CCGGCTGACATTGAATTTCTCCTTTCTGGCGGGGCCACGAACAGAGACCCCAACGCTGCACTTGGTGGAGCCATTAGCACTTTTAGGCCCAACGTAGGGCATGGTAGGATGCAAGGCCTGTTCCGGGATGCCACAGCCACAGAGTTGGATACACCTCCAGCAGTTCGACGAATTTATCGTTGCATCTATATTGTGAACACCAACGCTGATGACAACATTACGTTGACTGAAGTGTTTGTTCAATTTGATACCCCTGCTGCGAACACAAGTATCTTTATTGGCCTAGATCCAGTTGGTATAAACGGTACTGCAACAACCATTGGTGCAGAAACTACTTTACCTTCTGGTGTGACGTTTACTCAGCCAACGTCGTATGGAACAGGTTTGGCGATAGGTACATTAACTCCCGGTGACTACACAGCACTGTGGATCCGTAGGTTGATAGGCAGTACTGGCAATCCTTCTGCACCTGACAACCCATTCACTATTCGAGTACAGGGAACGATTCCATAGATGAACGAGAATGGTACAGGGAACTGGGTTTGGTCTCCGCAACCAGGGAGCCAGGTTGCGTTCTTAGCTTGCCCTGTGTACGAAGCACTCTACGAAGGCACACGAGGCCCCGGTAAGACTGACGCGTTGATCATGGACTTCGCTCAGGACTGTGGTGTAGGCTGGGGGCCTGAGTGGCGCGGCATTCTGTTCCGGCAAACGTACAAGCAGCTGCAGGACGTTATCCATAAGACCAAGGTGTGGTTTCCGCAGATCTTCCCCGGTATCACCTATAACAAAGCTGAACTGATCTGGACCTGGCCAACAGGTGAAGAGCTGCTCCTGCGGTACATGAATCGTCCAGATGACTATGACAACTACCATGGCCACGGGTATCCCTGGATGGGTTGGGAAGAGCTGACCAATTGGCCTACTAAAGACTGCTACGTACGCATGATGGCGTGCTCCCGTTCCACTGTCGTTGGAATGCCTACTCGTGTACGTGGAACTACCAATCCGTACGGTGTTGGGCACAATTGGGTCAAGACGAGATTCCGGCTGCCCCAGATGCGTGGCCAGGTAATAGACGACAGTTATCGAGACGGGCGGCTTGAGCCTCCGCGTGTAGCGATCCACGGAAGGCTTGCAGAGAACCAAATCCTTCTGAGGGCAGAACCTAACTACATACAGAAGATTGCGGCGGCTGCAAGGAACCCTGCGGAGCTTGCGGCTTGGATGGAAGGCGACTGGGAGATCACTTCAGGCGGAATGTTTGATGATATTTGGGCTGCTGATACACATGTGGTTCCTGCTTTCCCGCCGGACGGGGTTCCCAGGTCGTGGCATCTCAATCGTACTTTTGATTGGGGCTCTTCCAAGCCTTTCTCTGTTGGGTGGTGGGGCGAGAGTAGTGGGGAGCCTTTCGTTTTCGAGGGCCGGCGTATTGGCGAGGTGCCTGGAGACTTGGTTCGGATCGCTGAGTGGTACGGATATACAGGCGAGCGCAATGTGGGCGTGAGGATGAGCGCAGCTGACATTGCAGATGGTATTGTAGATCGTGAAGACGATATGGGGATCAAGGGGCGGGTGAAGCCTGGTCCTGCAGATGCTTCTATCTATGATGTTGAGAACGATGTATGTATCGCTACAGATATGAAGAAGCAAGGTGTGCGGTTCCTGCCGGCGGACAAGAGCCCAGGTTCACGGAAGCAGGGGTGGGAGCAAGTTCGGAAGAAGATGAAGGGTTCAGTGCGACCAAGCACTGGAGAACCAAGGGAGTTGCCTGGGCTATTCATCTCCGCCCGATGCTTGCAGTTTCTAGAGACTGTGCCAAGCTTGGCGAGATCGGATAAAGACCTCGACGATGTGAATACGGAAGCTGAGGATCACATCGCGGATGAAGTGCGGTACCGCTGCAGAGGTAAGCTGCGCGGAGAGAAAGATGTCACACAGAGGAGTTTCTGATGTCTGGTTTGGGCAAAGATAGTGCGAAGAAAGACCCGAATAGCCCTGCAACCACTACCAAGAACTATGACATTATGCAACCTCGTCTGGATCTGATGAACACTGTACTGGGTGGCACAGAGGATATGCGGGAAGCGGGTGAGACGTACCTGCCGAAGCATCCTGCCGAAGACGATGAGGCATACAGGGTTCGGTTGGGTGTCGCTACGCTGTACCCGAAGACCGAGAAAACTTCGGACGAGCTATCGGCTAAGCCATTCACAGAAGAGCTTCAGCTCAAGGACGACATCCCGGACGCTGTGCGTGATCTGATGCAGGACGTGGATCTGCAAGGCAACGCGATTGGCGTGTTCTGTCGAACGTGGTTTGCAACGGCACTGACCAGCGCCTTCAGTCACGTCTTGGTAGAGTTCCCGAGGAAGGAGGACTTGGGGCGCCCTCAGACGCTGGCAGATGATCGCGAAGCCAAAGCGCGCCCGTACCTCGTGCACATCCCGCCGGAGAACGTGCTCGGGATGGAAGCTGAAGTGGTCAACGGGCAAGAACGGTTGACGCGAGTACGCATCCGTGAGTACCGCAAGGGGATGAAGGGGTTCGCGGAAACCTCCGTGGAGCGGATCCGCATCTTGACACCGGGCCATGTTCAGATTATGGAGCAGCCTGAAGCTGGCAAGAAGAAGGGTAAGTGGAAGACTGTAGAAGAGTACGACGTGGATATGCAAGAGATTCCGATGGTCACCTTCTACACGCACCGCGAGGATCTCTGCCTGGGCAAATCGCCGCTGCAGGATTTGGCCTATCTCAACATCACTCACTGGCAGAGCACGTCGGATCAGCGCAATGCCTTGACGGTGGCGCGGTTCCCCATGTTGGCATGCTCGGGGTATGAGAAGGAAGTAGACCCCACTACGAAGCAGCCTATTGATCCGGTGATGGTGGGTCCGCGACAGTTCCTGACCACGATGAACCCGCAGGGTAGGTTTTATTATGTTGAGCCGCAGGGCGCTGCGATCAAGGCCGGCGCGAACGACATTCTGGAGTTGGAGCAGCAGATGGCGCTGTTTGGCGCGCAGTTCATGCGCAAAGAGTCGAGCGTTCAGACCGCAACGCAGAGTGTGCTGGATACAGCGGAGGCCAATAGCCCGCTGCAGGCTTGGACCATCAAGTTCGAGGATGCGGTTGCGCAGGTACTCGGCTACATGGCGCGCTGGCTCAATCTTGAAGGGGAGGGCGGCGGACACATCAATTTGGACAAGTCTGCGAGCCTTGAGAACGCGACCGACGCGGAGTTGAGTACGTTGGATAAGTCGCGTGCTCGGCATGACATGAGCAGAGAAGCTCACCTTGGTGAGATGAAGCGTCGTGGCATTTTGGCGGAGAGCTTCGACATCGAGGCTGACCAAGTGCGGATTGACAATGAAATGCGTAGTCTTGCCGCGCTCGAAATCGATCTACTGGAGAGAGAGGCCGGCGCGGGCAGTGGAGGAGATAACGAATGAGCAAGGTACCGAGCGCCGAGGAAACTGTGGCTAACACACAGCAAGCACCGGAAAGCGCAGTTGAAGCGCCGGAAGAAGCGACTGCGGAAGCTGACGGCACTGATGAACTCCCGGAAGCCCCCATCGAGCCCGAGCTAAGGAACTCAATGGAGTGGCAACGTGCGTTCTACATCCGTATCGTCAGCCCTGCTGAGGGCTGGTACCACCGGGTGACACGGGGCAGTGCCAAGTACACGGGCCAGGCTCGTGAGCGAAAGGACCCCACGGCGGACATCGACGTGCTGGAGTTCCTGGATCGTGCATTGCAGTGTCAGTTGTCTGAGGATTCCGGCAAGCTGCCGACCCCGGAGCTTGTCCGTGATGGCATCGATAGCCTTGGGGACGTGATGTCTGCCACGGATATCGCTCTCGGCCTCGCGGATCTCAGCAACCCCGTCACGGGTGGCGAGTAGCAAGTATGAGTGTGCGGAAGACACCGGAGGAGTGGGAGGTTCATTTCGGTGTTACACTTGGTGAATTCCACAGTGGCTGGCATTTGCCTTTCGCTGCTAGTGATGCTTTGTATTCGGGGATGACGCGACTCCGCAAGGACCCGCGTGAACCCATCGAGGAGATTGAGTTCCTTGATCGGGCTATCCGATGTCAGAAAGTCGCTGGTCCGTGTCTTCCGCCTTTCCCTACGAAGATCAGCACGACGTGCTGAGAAAGAGTAAACCGAATGAAGTATAGAGTTCTGGCCCTTTCAGTGATCCTCCTCGCTTCAATGCTTTGGGCTGCGTGCCCGCTGGACGATCCAGCGTTCATCGTCAAGTTTGATTTTGCCCCCAAGACCATCACCACGCCCCACTCGGGCGATGCGGAATGTGACGATGGTTCCTGCACGGATCTGGAAGTGACCATCGCTTGGCAGCGGGAGAGCAGCGAAGTCTACTGGATGCCGGATTACTCAGATCTGTGTGTAGACGAGAATACGTATCCCTGTTGCACGGGACCTGGCGAGGGGACTGGGTGTCTTGATGGCACCGCTCGCGCGAACATTTGTGAGATGACCATCAAGATAGACCTTCCTGATCTTGCATCTTCGGGATTCGAGATGTACCCGGATTGGATAGACGGTGAATGCGACAACGAGGCTTCATGGGTAACACACTACGATTCAAGCCTTCAACTTTCGCGTGCGTATTGTGGGTACCTT